CTAAAACCACTTTTGGTTTATAACTTTTTTCTCCAAAAGCTCCTCCTTGACCACCTTGCAATAATATTAAAGAAGAAAGGTCTGGATAATTTATGCTCTTGGTCTTATAGAGGTTGTGGGTGCAACTATGGTAAATTGCCTTGGGCGAATGAATCTGGAGGAAAACAATCAATTACATATACAGATAGTAATAACAACGTTATTACTAAGACGGCAGATGATATTTTCGGAACAAATATTCCAAATATTGGAATCCCATTTGCAGATGAAAATGATAAAGAGTTTTATTCTGCTAAAGGATATAATTTGGAAATGGCAAATACTGCTTACAAAGGATTTTGGGACAAACTTACAACTTATAATGCTGGTCAGTTTGTGACATTTTGTGACTCTGTTAATTATGATTTTTTTGGAAATAAATTTCAATTTTCAGAAGACAATATATCAGTTTCTGTTTTTGTTTGCATAAAAGGAAATAATACAAATAATAATCCGAAATTAAAAAAAGAATTTTGGATAAAAGACGCTTGTTCAAAAAATATTAAAGGCTGCTCTTTGAGATGGAAAGGACATAAAGATGGATTACCTTTTGGCGGATTCCCAGGAACAAGACCGTTCAATTATCAAACTTAATAAAGCAATAGAAGAAATAAAAAATTTTTTATTGTCCAACTATCCTTTTGAATCGGGTGGGTTAGTTGATTTTGATTTTAATGTTTATAAATATAAAGCCGTAAATCCGAGTTGTCACAGGTTCATGCCTCCGAATGATTTTTTTATGTCTTTAATAAGAAAACCTATTTTTTTTTCTTTCCATAGTCATTTGCATTTATTGACTCCTTCAGAAGAAGATATTTTTTTTATTAAAAATTTCAATATTCCTATTATAATATATAGCTTAAATTGGAATCGTTTTTTAAGTGTAAATATTAAAAATGAAACAAGTTATTTTACATGGCCTCTTGAAAAAGATAGCTTGTCCTTTCTTTCGAGCGAAAGTTGATTCTTTCGAAGAGCTTATTTCTTGCATTTCGGCTAATTTTGATAATTTTGGAGCAAAAATTAATAATTTAAAAACAAAATTTGATGGTCTTTTGATTATTGTCGATGGTTCTATAGTAGACAATGGAACTGTTTTAAATGAAAAAATTAGAAACGCTAGAATTATAGAATTGGTTCCAGTAATTTCTTTGGCGGCTTTTGCGTCTTCAACCATCTTGTTTACTAGTATTACAGCTACAACAATTGCTGGTAAAATAGGCGTCTTTATTGTAAATACTATAATAATGTCTGTTATATCATTTGGAATTAGTTTTTTAGTGAACAAGTTGTTAAGTCCTAAAGACCCTAAACAAGTTAAAACTTCTTCTTTTATTTTTTCTTCTAAAGATAATGTTACCAATAGAAATACTCCTGTTCCAGTGTCTTATGGTAGATTAAGAATAGGAAGTCATGTTATCAGTAGTCTTACTTTAAATTTTGATTTAGCTTTTGCAAATAGCAATCAAACAAAAACAACTTTAATAACCTCTACCGCTACCGTTGGTCTTGCTAACGCTTATATATGATGAAAAAAATTATATTACATGGTCTTTTGAAAAAAATGTTTTGTGCTTCTTTCGTTGTAAAAGCTAATAATATTAAAGATATTTTTAAGTGCATGGCTAGTAACGCAATAGATTATTCGTTTAAAATGAATAGCCTTTTAAAACAACAATATGGATTAGCTTTAGTGATTGATGGAGTTTTTTATCATGATATGGAAATTGATTTAGATTTTTATATTAAATCAGCCTCTGTTATTGAGATTTTTATTTGTTCTGGTTTTAATTTTCTTGTTTTTCCAGCAGTAGTAGGTTATTTAGTAAAATTAACTTTATTATCGGTGTTAAAATTTATTTTATTTGTGGCTGTAATGGTTGGAATAAGTTATTTAATAACATATTTAATGAAGCCAGGAGATCCAAGGCAAATTAAAACATCGTCTTTTATATTTACTGGTAGAGATAATGTTGCGGCAAGAAATACACCGATTCAATTAGGGTATGGGCGTTTAAAAGTTGGAACTAGTGTTATAAATGCTATTTCATTTAATTTCGATTCTTCTTATGCACATACTATTAATAATGCTGTAAAAACAGAAGTCGGTGTTGGTAATTATTCTTCACTCATATGAAACAAAATTCTGATTCGTCAACACCACAATTTGGTAATCAATTAAGAGCTTTTTTACAACAAAAGAGTTCTTTTGCTCCATTTGTATCTTATTCTAATATTTTAGAATCTACTACTAAATACTATGTTCAAGACGTTATCGGAGAAGGGCCGTTAGCTGGTTTAGTAGATCCAGATGGAAATGAACTTGTTTTATTTGATGATGGACAGAACAATAATGAAATATTCAAAGGCATATATTTAAACGAATATTCAATATTAAATAATTTAACAAATACATATAATTATAATCGACTTCAGGTATTTTCTAGGGCGGGAACAGAATTTCAATCCGCTATTTCTGTTGGTGGAAATGGTTTTTGGAATAATTTTTCTTTTTCTAATGCTGGAGTTTCTTACGCATTAGATAAAACTCTTTACGGTCTTGTTAAAGACGCTAGTCCAGTGACATTTACGTCCACAAATTCTCATGTGTCAGCAATGAAAATAATAGGAGGAACGTCACCATCAGAAGCGGGTTTTAATATCGGTGTTTTTAATGATTTTAACTTTGAAACTTCTTTTGGAGCGTACCATGAAATTAAAGACGTTAATACTGATTTTTTAATTTTAAGCTTAAAGGTTTCGTCTTTATACACTGTTAGTAAAAAAGGAGACACCAAGGGAAATTCTGCTGTTTTTGGAATTAAAATTGGATATAAATTAAGAGATGATTATGCTTGTTATATAGCCCATCGCGTTGCAGGTATAGCGACTAGTCCTTATGCGTTTGATTTATTTTTTGATGTTTCAGATTTTGATTTTAGTCTTGGCCCTTATATAAAAGTTTTTAATTTAAATCAGAGAAGCGATCCTACGAATAGTAAGGCGGCAAGATCTATAGGAACTTCTTCGATTACAGAAATAACATCTTTAAAATTTAGATATCCTAATACTTGTTATTTTTTAAATGTTTTTGATGCTAGAGGATTCACTCAACCTCCAAATAGGCAATTTGATTTTAAATTATTAAAAATCAAAGTCCCAGAAAATTACGACGCTGAATCTAAAACTTACGACGGATTTTGGAGTGGTGAATTTGATTCTGTGTTAAGATGGACAGATAATCCAGCATGGATATTATACGATTTAATCACTAATTATAGATATGGATTGGGAAAATTCTCGTTTCAAGAAAGTTTGGCTGATAAATGGAGTTTGTATAAGATTGCAAAATATTGCGACGAATTAGTTTCAACTGAAAACGTTTCTAAATACCAGCCTGTGTCGATTAAAAAGATTTATAGAAACTCTATAGATGTTGAGTCTACTACTGATGTAGATTTTACTGTTTATTTTCCAATTGGTTCTAAAATAGATCTTGTTAATTTAAATTTTCTTACTAAATTTAAGTTTGGAAATAATAGCGCTAATTTAATTGAAACTGATATTAAAAGTTTTAAAAAAATTGTGGTTTCTGTAACAAGGATTTCTGGGACTCAAGCAACTATACAGTTAGTTAATGAATTTGGTATTCATAAAATCTGTAGTTTATTTCCTTCTGTAAAAGATTACTTAAAAACAAAAACAGACCAAAAAAATAGATACAGCACATCTTTAAACGCTTTAATAACCGCTGTTTCTTCTCCAGCCAACGTGACCTCTTCTGCTACAGTTGGAAGTGATACTGATCAGCGACTAACCTCATTTATATCCTTCATTAAAACACAATCTTGCTTTTCAGATGAAGAGTTAAGAACTCATATAACGAATACAGGAAAAGCCTCGTCACAATTTAAAGGTTTTTTACCATTATTGGAGCCAAGATTTAGAGCGAACATATCTTTAAGTAGTGAAACAGATGTAATTAATTTATTAAACAATGTCGCTTCTGTTTTTAAAGGTCTTGTTTATTGGTCTAATAATTTCGTTAATTTTGATAATGATCGTCCAAAATCTCCATCTTACTTTTTTAACAATTCAAATGTAAAAGATGGTGTTTTTCAATACGCTAGTTCGTCAAAAGATACTCGTTACACGGTTGCAAAAATAACATATTCTGATGAAAATAATAATTTTAAAGATCAAACAGTATATGTCGAGGATCAGATTAACATAAGAAGATACGGATATATAGAAAAAGAAATTATAGGTTTTGGTGTAACGTCTAAATCTCAAGCAAAAAGAATAGGTCAATGGTTTTTAGTCACTAATCAAGTAGAGCAGGAATTGGTGAGTTTTACTGCTGGTCCAGAAGCTCTTTTATTATTGCCGGGAAATGTCGTATCCGTAACTGATGAAATCAAGGTGAGTGGAAGAAAAGGTGGGCGAGTCATTTCTTTAAATGAAGCAGAAGTGGTTTTGGATGATAGGTATGATTTTATTGGAGTTGATGATGTTATAGCATTTATAGTTCCAATATCTTCTATTTCTCCATCGGTTTTGAATAAAGAATCAGAAAAACAATTAACTGGAATTTCTGACGCCAGAATAGATGAGTTGTCTTCTACTTATATTTATAAATTTAAAGTTGAATCAGTAGGTTTAGATGGAAACTTTAGAACTAAAGTGGTTTTAAAAACATCAGGATTAACTGATGAAGAATTATCTGTAATGCAAACTATTGGAGCTTCTACTTTATGGGTTTACGATTCAAAATATCAAAGCGACCTAGCATATTCTAAGAACTATAGAGTAGTATCTATTAAAGAAAGAACTCAAACAGAATTCGAAATAGCTGGTGCGGAATATGAAATAAGTAAATTTGGTTTTGTTGAAAAAAATGATAATCTATCTCCTTCTGTTTTATTTTCTAACGATCAAACTAATAGTACAGAAATTGTACCTACTAATATTTTAGCAAATCCAAATTTAAATATAGTAGCTAGAAATTTTGTTAGCGACACATCAAGAATTTTTGATATCAATGAAAGATATGATTATTTAATACCTTCTTTTGATTATTCGGATGCTCCATATAATACTATAACAAATGTAGTAGAAATATTTAATAATCAAATTTATACATACGCTAAAGGACTTTCAGGGTCTGCACATGGGCTTGTCGTAGAATATGTGCTAAATTCTAAAAAAATAGCTTATGTGTGGAGACTTGGAGATGCAAATTCAACTACAATAGCTTTGCCGCAAACTGAAATGGATTTATCTTTTGAATCTTTAAGAGTGTATATAATAGGTAAGAATGATAACTTCTTAATATAAAATGTTTAAAGAATCTACAGTTTATAGTAGCGGTCCATATAAGATTACTAGTTTGTCGGCAAATTTAAATTTGTCAACAGTAACTAATCAGCAAGATTATGGATTTTCTACTGATGTAGATATGGCGTTTGCATACGTGGATGTTCAAACTATTAATTTTACATGGGATGTTTTAGATCCGGTTACTAACAAGTCGGCGAACGTAAATGATGGTATTTTTAATTCTTTTTCAATTTCTTTATTAGATAAAAACAATGCCGTTCTTTCTATATTAAGTTCGTCTTTTAAAAACAAGTCTTTTTCTTTTGATACATCAATTTTACGATCTTTTTCTCAAAGTTTATATGGAGATATTAATTTTTTAAGAGATTGTTATATACAGATCACATCGACAACGGTAGATGGTTTTAATTCTGTAGCGGCTTTTGTTCTTAATTTCAAGACTCCAGAATTTGAAGAAGTAGAAACAAGCACAAGTGAAAGCATTTTTGTTAATTATCAATTAACTGATAAACAGTATGCAAAAAAAGTTTTTTTGCAAAAAAGTTCATCGCCTTCTTTTGATTTGATAGAAGACCAAACATCTTCTTTTCCTTCTTCATCGATATCTTATTCTCCTAGTTATTTCGAGAAAAAATATTATCGTTTAGTATCTGAAGATTTTTATAATACTGGTAGTTTTTATAATATCGGATTGGTTAAATTAGATATTTTAAATCAAAATAGTTTTGATATAAAACCGCAAAATATAAGTGGTTCTTTGTTGATCAACTATGATCCTGTTTCTTATACTTTTGATAGAAGACTATTGATTAAGTGGGCAAAAAATTCATCTAACGCCCCTCTTGATTATGAAATACAGTTATTGAAGAGTGGAGATGCTGGTGGTAGCGATGTTTATTATTATAATTCGCCGAAAATAGATAGCATTAGTGCAATCATTCAAGGCACAGGAGATGGTCAGCTTTCTTTTTCTCAGAAAGGTATAAACCCTTTTTATTCTGGAACATCATACGAGTCGGTTTTCACCCCTTCTGGAACCAGCGGTATTAAATGGAAGCCTCATACAATTATTTTAGATTCAAGAGGAACGTTTCCAGAAGGTGTTTATAGCGAATCAACGATAGATAATTTATATAGTATATCGTTCAGTTCTGGATCTTTAAATTCTTCAAGCCTTTATTTAGTTTACTATTATGACGAAAATATAAACTCTTTCGTTTATTATCCAAGCGAAGGGTCTTATAGTTCTGGTTTATATAGTGGACAACTGTCTAACGCAACAAGCGGTATCAGTTATTTAAACAATTATACTGGAGCATTAATAGCAGAAAGAGTGGATTTAAATTATCCAAGTGGATCTATAGTCGTTTCTCCTTTTGAGCCTTCTTTTTCTATTCCTTTTTTTGTATCTGAAGATTATCAAGTTAGGGTAAGGGGGGTGTTATCAGATAATGATTATACAGATTTTTCAGATTTAATTTCATTTTCAAAGACTACAATTGATGAACAAACACTTTTAGTTCATGATCCAAGCAGTGGGGTTGGAAATGGAACTTCTTTAATAGAGTGTTTTACTCAAGCTTCTCATATTTTTACAACTGGAAATCTTTTGCGTTTCGATGGAACGGGTTGGTATAAAGCTATTGCGGATTCTGCGGAAAATGCAGAAGTAGTGGGTATGGTTCAAACTGTTGATGGAAATGAATTTTGTATAGTTTTAAATGGTAAAGTAGATAATTTAACAGGTTTAAATGCTGGGCAAACATACTTTTTATCTCCATATATTTCTGGAGAATATACGTCCACTGAAACAGAGTTTGTTGGAGAAGTTTCGAAGCCTGTTTTGCTTGCGCTGTCTGCAACTGAAGCTAATTTTTTAAATTATCGTGGCGCGGTAATCTCTCCATCCGCTCCTGATGCTCAATTTTCATTCATAGTAAGCGAAATAAGTGGATCAAGCGTTTCAAATATAATAACAGGGGTAAATAAATTAAGATTTGATACTGATGCTGGTTTTGAAGTTACAGATTTAACTTCTGGAGCGGTTAAAATATCAATGAATTCCACGTTTAAAACGTGGGAAGTTTCAGGACAACAAGACTTGGTTGCTCAAGGATTAGATACTGTTGAATTTGTAGGCGGTACGGGAATTCAAATTACAACTGATCCATATTCAATACCGAAATCTATTCGCTTTGATTTTACGGGATCATTTACTTCGTCTGGAACCGCTGGAACTGCTGGAAGTTCTGGAACTGCTGGAACTGCTGGAAGTTCTGGCACTTCAGGAGATTCTGGATCTTCTGGTACTACTGGGACTTCAGGTTCAAGTGGAAGAACAGGAACCGCTGGAACAGTTGGAACTAGTGGAACTAGTGGAACTACTGGTACAAGAGGGACAAGTGGCGCAACTGGAACTTCTGGAACATTTGGTTCTAGCGGAACTACTGGAACAACAGGAACAAGCGGAACGAGTGGAACGAGTGGAGTAACTGGAACTTCAGGAACATTTGGTTCTAGCGGAACTACTGGAACAACAGGAACAAGCGGAACGAGTGGAACGAGTGGAGTAACTGGAACTTCAGGAACATTTGGTTCTAGCGGAACTACTGGAACAACAGGAA